AATCTAATAACAAAACAAAAGTTATTGATAATAATAATAAATGGAGTCGGTTCACAACTGGAACCTGCACAACTAAGTGCCTTAACTGTGTTATTGATAGTGATGAGAACAAATATCACATTAATAACGCTAAAGACGAAGTCAAATACAATGATTTAGTCTTTAGGAGAACTATGATCGAGAAAGATATAATCTACTATATTAATAATGATAAGATATTACAACAATGCGCCAAATGTAATCACTTTACTATTAATCACATGAGACATCATCATAAATGTAAGAGCTGTAATAGAGATTACACACATCTACATAAGTATAACAGAGAAGATCATCAACAATTTGACTTCAATTGTCCCTATAAAGATTGTGTCAATTTTTATCTTAAGAATAAAAATACTATATCTGCTATGGAATATGAGAACACACGGAAACCACAAATAATATTAGATGAAAGTTCATTGTTTGGAGTAAGTGAGATGTTTCCTGACACAGAGCAAATTAGCGTCTATGATAGCACAAAAACTATTAATGAGTATCATCAGATTAATGGCAACTGGGACGGTTTATACCCTAAGAAGTACACATTATTTTTACCAGATATAACGATGTTTAAGAATGCAATGCCTGGTACAACCTGGCAACACGAATCCCGTACCACAAATCACCCACATCCTTATGGACAGAAACTTAGAGATCTTGCTGAGAGTATGATGTGGAATCACATTCTCGAAGAACACGAGAATTTTATCCGAATAGGTTTCGGTGATAATTTAGACCGCAATATTAGGAAAAAGATTGACGGACATAGTATTAATGCGATTACTAATGAGGAGGACGTTAGACGACAACATAAATACAATAGGATATTAAATGAGTTGCAGTATGATAAGAGTAAATTCACTCACTGTTATTGTGAAGCTGGAAGTGAAAATTGTTCTGGTAATTTTTGCGAGCATAGTAGGGCTTTTATCAAAAATAATGAAGGCAAAGAAGTTATACTTACGGCTGTTGATTCAATATATTATGATGGAATCTTTGATTTCTCAAGACAAATGTTGTTAGATGGTAAAGCAAATAAGATGTACTTTACCTGTGGAGTTTTCAGGAACACAGGTCTAGGAGAAGTTAAGAATATAATTAAAGGCGAAGCGAAGTATACTACAGTTAATGCCGAAGGTAAGACTTATGTTAAGATGGCAGTTGTAGGAAACAATAGTGCCTATACCCATCAAGTAGCGAGATATAGCTCACTTGATAATGGATATATAGATAAGACAAACCTCAAATCGTCCAATCTCATTGAAAGTATCTGGCCAGAAACTTATATGGTTACTAGATTACTCAAAGAGATTGAAGTAGACGACAATTATAGTTATTGTATATATGAGAGGTATATCACTAAGGATCGTCCAGTCAACGTTGGATTTTATGATATGACAAATGACAATACTATATCGGTAGACAAAGACAAACCAATTAAAATTAAAGCTTTATCAACATTATCGCTTAAGAATGAAAATACCAAAACCATAGTCGATAAGTGGTTGGAACTAACACTCCAGAGTAATGAAGATGTGATTAATCTGTTAGAAGCTGAAACAGGCACTATATTCACTTATTCAGGATCTGTGTACATAGCAAGTAAACTTAAGAAAGATGATAATGCTTATGCATTAATACGTAATTCATATAAAGTTAGTGTCGATACTAAAATAATAAGTAAGCTGTTTGTTTTATTACCGACAGAGCTCACAAACAACACTATTAACAATTATATGAGATCAGTAGCTAGAGACTACCCTGATATGAGTATTAATGAAGCATTATTAATGACTAATATAATGTTTGAAATTGGTGCACTCTACCGTATATCATTAAGCGGTATAAGTGAGAATAGTATAGTTAGGAGAGCATGGCTGAATGAACATACAATCAAGCAGGATATATATGATACGAATGCCAAACTACAAGAATACCATGATATTGAAGATAGTATTCAAACAAAAATTAAACAGACGCACAAAGTTGCAGAGTTTGTAGAACACATAGGTACAGAAGTACGAAAACTGCCTCAGAAATATTATGATTTTTGGAGAGCTGAAAATCATGTCATGGAAAGTGTTACTTCAAATATTGATAGAACTATCACTGCTGTCAAGAATGTACCAGATCATATTAAGCAAGTGTACAATATGATACCTAATATCATAGACAGGACAATGTATAAATTCAGAACTAGTCTTAATAATATACATATGTCAATAATATCATTGGTTTCCATCATGTGTATAGCGGGTGTAGGATGTAAGAATCCTATTAACTTAACAAGTGTTGTAGGAGAGACGCACATAGAAACAGTGGTATCATTAGACTATTTAGCTTTAGTTAATCTTCTATTAATGATTAATAATATTGTGAATCTATATATTTCATCATTAACAAAGCGTGAAGGTGATGAAGGATCTGGTGTTTTAGACGGAGAGAAATTAATGTATGGCACACTAAAACTTATTCTTAAAAATATTATACGTGAAATCATCTCTACAACACTAAAATATACTTTAATAGTTGTTTGGTTTTATAGGAACGTAGAGCTCTTCTTTGGTCTTTGCTTAGCATGTTTTGCGTACTCACCAGCTATTCTATTAGTGACATTAGTGAAATATACCTATTGTATGAAAGCAGGAGAGGTAATAGTTGGAACATGTACACCAAATAGTATTGAAGATATGGTAGCTGAGCTTGTTAGCAGGAAATTGATTGGTTTTAACAACGAAGGCAACTCTAAGGACGCCCTTATCAAAACGAGTAAGACGAGAGAAGAATTGTGTAAGTGTGACAGAAATACAGCGACGCACATAATGAAGCAAAAAGGGCCATTGTTTTATGGACATAACATTGAACCTAAACCATACTTTTTAGAGTCATGTATACGTAATGCAACGGAATCAACGTATAGACAGTTTTCATCGCAGGTTAAGCCAGATGAGAATATAATACGAGAATTTGGAATTTGGTATCATGATACTTATGGTCTTGAACTACTAAATCATATAAGATATAATTCTGAAGTGATAAGTTTCTATGGGTGGCTAGAGAGATATAATGGCAAGAAATATGACAAATATTTTGAAGCATACACAAAATACGTTGAGAATAATTTTTATCTAGGTGAGTGCGTAGATCCATGTGATATGAGAATGCATTCAAAGACTGATGAGAAGGTTTTTGTTGATTATAATAGTGCACAACCTAAGATTAAGTCTAGAACTGTAACAGAACAAAGTGATGTCTGTAAGGTCTTGATGGGACCACTTATTAATTTCATTAGTTCAATACTTAAGAAAGTTGACCCAGCATATGGTAGTGGCCTTAATATGGACCAGAGGTGTACCAAATTCACAAGTTGGTTAAATAAGTACACAGATCATGTAATAGTATGTATTGACGGAAGTGCATTTGATTCAACACAATACGCAGAAATTATGGAAGAAACAGATAATTGGTTATATCAAAAAGTTATAGACATGAGAGAAGGGGAAATTGCAGGATATTGTAATATTAAAGATTTAAGGAACATTTGTGCAAATACGAAGCAAAATGTTAGAAATAAATACTTTAAGTATACTATCAATGGTACAGTGCCTTCAGGCAAGATGAATACTAGTGAAGGTAATACTAGGAGATCAGCGCTGTATGCCAGATTTGCCGCTTCAAAATGTGGTCTTATTGAAGATGTACATTATAATATTGAGACATGTGGAGATGACACAATAATAATTATGAATAGAGATAATGTGTCGCAGTTCATCACTAGTGCATACAAGTATGTGTATAATCAAAACCTAATTGACCCTAAACCACACGGACTTGGACAGGTTGCCAAGATGATAGATGTTTATAAGACGATAACTGAAGCAGATTATATTTCATGTCATTTTATCCAGAATGATAATGGGGATGTTAAAATGGTGCGTAAACTAGATAGATTTTTACAACTCACACCATGGACAATTTCAAACCCAAAGAATGATGTTTACAAGGAGAAAGAATTAAATAAACAACTATTACGAGGTGATGCCTTAGAAATCTTAAGTTGGTGTGGAGACATACAACTATTTCAAAGTATTGCGCATATGTTATTACGCATGACTCATGGTCTCAAGGCTAAGGATGAAAATAGTTACAGAGAACACGCCGGTAGAATAGACGGACGTGACCTAAGCTTTGATAAGGCTTATCGTACATTCCTATTTGGGAGATATGGAATAGATGATGGAGCTTATGATAAGTTCATAAAAGTAACAACTAAAGTTAAAGATATATATAGTAAAATGCGTACTACATTAGTTGATTTGATATATGATAAGAGTAGTCCTTTGACTACAGAGCAATATTTAAGGAAAAATAGGAAGAATGTCACTTATGAGTTACTAGGCAAGAATAAGAGAGTTAAGGAACTACAATATAAGAATTGTGATCAAAATACAACGTATATAACTCTTAATGGTGTGGTCGATAATTTATCATCAATAGATAGTATTAGTATTAGTAGTATATCAGGATTATGTAGTGATACTGAAAGTACTAATAGTTTCACTCGATAATAATACAGTTAAGAAAGGTAG